ATGTTTTGACATATCTCTCAATTTATCAACAGATACACCCATAGATTGAGCCATCAATGAAAGAGCTTCAGGCATTTCTGTACCAAGTCCACCGATTAACATTTTAGAACTAATGACATTTTTCATCATCATTTTGTCCATCATATCAAAAACTGCTGTTTTCTTATCAGTTGTTACACCTGCAGATAACATTGCAGCATTCACACCTTTGAAAAGTTCTTGTTGGTCTTTTAAACTGATATTTGATGTTTTACTGGCTGCTGAAAATTTAGCATATTGTTCAGTAATTTCATTTAATTTCAATCCATATTTTGAAGATATTTCTTCAAGATACTTTTGATTTTTTCCATATTCCTCTGCAGAACCTGATGCTACTTTTAATGCTTTTTGAACTCGTGCCGTTTCCTTTGCAACATTAATCATATCTTTTGCAAGCTCTTTTAAACCCAAACCAAGTCCAAAGAAACCAACCATTTGAAGTGCTTGTTGCTTAATATTATTTAAACCATTAGTTATTTCTTGTGTGCCTTTCTTGAAGTTTTCAGTTAGCAAATTTAATGCAACCGAGAAATTTAAATTATTATTTGCCATAGTTGTTTATTTTATATTATTTATTATTTCTACCCCTCTTTTCATTATATCATCATAATCATCAACTGTCATTTGAGGTTTTATTTCAACTTCTTTTTCAATATCCCACGGAAAATGATATAGTTTTTGTGGGGTTAATTTATTGTCTGATAGATGTGGTAAAATCGTTAAGTATGTCCACAATCTATCATTTTCTAATTTTTCTTTTGTTCTGTTTGAATATGCTTTTATGTATGATTCAAATTCATTAATTTGCATATTATTCATTATATAATTAATATCTATATTTGCCTGAACTACTAATGTTGCTACTAAATCTTTAATAAAAAAAGATTCTTTCTTTTCATCATCTTCATCCAATTCAACAATTTTTTCTGATTTATTAGCAAATTGTCCTAATATTTTTATTTCCTTTTTAAATTTATCAGTTATTTCTTTTGTTATTTTTTCTGATTTAATTATATCATTAAATTCTTCAAATGTGAATCGTTCTTTATTATTTTCCATAACGACACAATATAATAATTTAAAAATATCTTCTGATTCAAAATCAATATCATTGAATGATTTCTTTGTCAGTAATTCATATTTTACGATTGATTTAATATTTATTGTTATATTTATTTCTTTTGAATACAAATCTCTTTTTGCTGATTCAATTTTTTTGATGAAATATTTAATTAATCTAAGTATCATTTTTGAATTTGAATTTTATATAGAATGTGATTTTGTCAGCACCGCATAAAAAAAGAGTGATAAATTATTTTATCACTCTTTCAAAAAACACTATTATGAAAATTAAGAACCTACTACTTTAACTAATTCACCTGAACCTTCAAATGTTACACTAGATGTACATAAAGCATTATCTTTACTATCCATATCAAGTGAACTGATATTTGCTGTACCTGTGTACATACCTGAGCCAGTAAGAGCGTTATTTGAATCAGCTATACCCATTATAATATTAACTGAACCTGAGCCTAGTTGAATAGCCATTAATGAATCGAATGAAGTATCACCTGATACTTTAGTTACTAAAAGTGAGCTAGTCATCGACCAAGAAATTTGACCTGGAATTGATGCTTTAAAATTTTTTGACATTTTGTTTGTGCTATCAATTTGAGCACGAGAAATAGATAATTTACAATCTTGTGCGAATGCCAAAGGCTGAATTGTTGAGCCTGAAAGAAAAATCATTACGTTTGTACCGTTTAAGATATCCGTGTTTGAATTGTATGTTGCCATATTATTATTTTATTTTTTTTTATTTTATTTCGAATTTTAATTCTTGATAATATTTTTTATCGATTAATCCTTCAGATGAATCTATTAATGTACATCTATATTCATAATTTTCATGATTAAGGTGTACTCCTTCTATTACTTCATATATTTTTTTTGCTATATTTAAAGAATTATCATAATTTTCAGATACTGAATAAATGTAAACATCACAAATATTTTGAAATAAAACTTGTTGACCATATACACCGTGATTTCCTTTACTTTCTAATACTATCACATCACCTATTGTATTTTGTGGTGCTGTTATTGGATATATTTTTGTACCAACAAATGAATTTATATCTATATCATTAATTAATAATTTTCGAATATCTATTGTTATTCCGAGTTTTGAAAAACTATTTATAAACATTATTTATTAATTATATTTTGTACGGCTCTTTCTATTCCGCTATAAACTTTATCAATTGCTGCAGTTTCATTTTGATGAATAGCATCAACCCAAAAAGAATTTCCAATTACTTTACCACGAAATGAACCTTTTGCTGTATATCTTTCTGTAGTACCCTCATCAACTAAATGTGCATGATTTCCACCTGCTCCGAACCCTGCTATCATTCCAACTTTGTTTTGTTTTATTTTTACTCGAAAACTTTTTGATAAATTTTCAGTAACAACATTTGAACGACTTTTTAAATTTGATTTACCCGAACGAACAAATAAATTACCTGCATCTTTAAGCCCTACATTAATAGCTTTATCTTTGTCTATATCTACTAAATTTTTAATAGCAGAATAAACACGCTCATAATCTATTATTTGTACATCAACATCCATTTATTCATTTATTTTTTCTAAAGTTAATTCAATTGAATTTTCATATGCTTTTCTATCAAAGAATGCTATTCTATATTTTTTATTTTCGAATAGAACAATTAAATTTTCATCGATTAATTTATTATTTCTTACCTTAAATATAAGTGTATTTTCGTGAAATAATTCTTTAGCATTTATTGTAAATGAACCTGAATTTTTAATTTTTTCTGCTCTACATGATAAAATTTTAATCGTTGAATATGATTCAGCACCAGTTTCTGATTGAGTAATTAAATTTTTATAAAACTCTAATTTATATAATAAATTTCCTGCTAATATCATTTTTAAATTGATTGATTTAAGTCTAACAGATAAGAATAATTAAATTTTAGTTCTGTTGCTTTTCCGAATGCTACAGTTTCCCTATTTGCATATAAATTTCCGATAAATAATTGAAGTGCTGCAAATAATGAATAGGGTAAAACCCCATCATTATTTGTTGCAACATCAGTTAATTTTTGATTAATATGTTTTTCAACAACATCTTCAGCAATTAATATTAAAGTTGTGATGTATTCATCATCATCAGAAAAATCAGTTAAATTTAAATGTTGTTTTGCTTGCGCTAATGTTATGAACATATTTATCTTTTATTTTTATTTTATACAATTGCAGTTACATATGTAGGTCTTACAAATTTAGCATCTACCCACATGTTAACAGTAATTTTAAGAGCTGCTTCACCTGCTGCAGTATATGGATCTATTACTAGGTCGATTGGTCCAAAATTTACAATTTTTAAGTTAGAGAAATCACCGATTATAAAACCTCTATTTAATACATTTGTAGAAGTTAATGAGTTGATACCATCTAATTTATCATTTTCATAAATAAATGAAAATTCATTTTTCTTTGTACCTCTCAAAATATTTTTTGCTCTAGGTGAAAGAATTGCAGTCAATGAATTTTTTGGATTTAACAATTCTACATTAGTTTCTAAATCAATTACATTTTGATAAGTTATTCCTGAAGCATAAGTTACATTCACACCTGAAAAAAATGGTGTTGGCATTGTAGTATCACCTGATAATCTTGAACAAAGAGTAGATTCTATTTCTTGATGCATAGCATCAATTAAATCTGCACGAACACTAGCTTCTGCGCTTATAGTATCCATATTTAACCATTGTTTAGATACAATTATTTGTGCTGATAATCTGTGTGGTGTAAGAGAAATTTTTGTGAAATTACCAGTACCATCAGGAACAGTAGCTAATTCACTTTCCCAGTAAGCTTTAGCGCCTGAGTAAATTGGTAAGTTAATATTTGCATTTGAACTTACTACTGATGCACCTGCTTGAGTCAACACTAAATTAGCATATAAAGGTGTTAGCAAATTCCATGTAGATGTAGCAACTGTTTCAGCACCATGACCAACTGCACCCGCTTGAACTGCATCTCTGTATTCATAAGGTAATTGAATTGAACCAGCGGCACCAATTTTAGCACCTTGTGCACGGCCTTCAGCTAAAAATCTTTTTTCCGTTTCGTTTAAATTGTCTTGTTTATCATAGTTTCTTAACAAGTTAATTAATTTGATTTCTTCCATTTTGTTATTTATTTTTTTATTTTCACCGTTAAGGGCTCTTTTATTTTCGATATTAATATTTTCAATTTCAATATCTATTTCTTTAATTTTTTCTGTCAAAGTTTCAAATTCTGTATTTTCAACATCATTTAATTTTCTTTCTTCTTTTTTACCAGTTTCAATTAATTTTTCTAATTGTGATTCAATTTGATTTCTTTCATCAATTAATTCGAGTGAATTTTTCATTTTTTAAATTTATTTTTTAAAGAATCAAAATAAATTTCTAATTCTTTTTTCTCTAATTCTTTTTTCTCAATTTCTAATTCATCTAATTTTCTTTTTTCTTCTGAT